AAGTGAAGTTTACGACGAACTTATGTCAACAGGTCGTGATTCCGATAAGGAACTTGCCAAACAATACAAACCACGAAAGTTTTATATTGTTAAAGTTATTGATAGAGATAACGAACAAGACGGACCAAAGTTTTGGAGATTCAAACACAACTACAAACAAGAAGGGATTTTTGATAAGATTATTCCTATCTACAAAGCAAAAGGTGATGTTGCAGATCCTGACAAAGGACGTGATTTAATCCTTGAGTTAACCAAGGCAAAAACTCCAAAAGGGGCATTCTACACAGTAATCCAAACAGTTATGTATGATGATCCAACTCCTGTTCACGAAGATGAAGACGTAATGGCAGATTGGGTTGGTAATGAACTTACTTGGGAGGACGTTTATTCAAAGAAAGCAACCGAATACTTGGAGGCAATTGCACGAGGTGAAGTTCCAAAATGGGATTCAGATGCGGGTAAGTATGTTTACGGTGACTCTTCTCAAGAAGAAATGACAATCGGAGGTTCAAAACCGTCAAAGAAAGTTGAAACTCAAGATCCACAAGCAAATGACGACGTGGACGATGAATTACCATTCTAATTTTTAACAAAGGTTGGGTGATTGTTTTAATTGGTTACCCAACTTTTTATTACTATTCTAAATGATTATTGAAACTAAAGATTTACCATTTATATCATGTAAATGTATTACTTACGGTAGAGTAAATTTGTTGGAAGAAAGTATCTTTTCTTTTTTGAATCAAGAATACGATGGTAAAAAAGAATTGATAATAATTAATGATTACCCAAACCAAACTTTACATTTTGAACATCCCGAAGTTAAAATATATAATTTGAATTATACTTTTAACACAATAGGAGCTAAAGAAAACTTTGCAGTATCAAAATGTTCGGGTGAATTAATTGCTGTTTGGGACGATGATGATGTTGCGTTACCAAACCATTTGAATAATATTGTAAAATATTTTCACCCTAAAGCTGATTTAATGCATTGGGATAGAGGTGTTTTTTATAATGAACCAAATATAACTGCAATAACTAGTTTAGGTAATTCAGGAATTGTATATACAAAAAAAGCTTGGGAAAAAATTGGTGGACATCCACTTGAAAATGCGGGATATGATGTTACATTTGTTAATAGATTAATGGATTTAAATCATAGAGTGGTAAAAGCTACTCCACCCGATGAAGAAGTTTCTTGGTTTTATATGTGGGGTGGTAGAGGGTATCATATGAGTGGTTTAGGAACTGATACATTAGAAAGGGAAAATGTTATAATGAGACATAAAAAACATATTGAAAAGTTGAGAATGTCAAATGAAATACCTATTGGTGATATTGAGTTGAAACCAAAGTGGAATAAAGATTATAAAGAAATGTTATTTAATTTTATAAAAAAACAAAACAATGGCAATTAAGAAAAACGATTTTAGTTCTATAAAGAAAAAATTCTCTTCTGAAGCAAAATATAAACCTCAAAGGTATTTTGACTTGGGTTCAGAATTTTTAGATGCGGTGGGATTACCAGGTCCTGCTATGGGACACATTAATATGTTCTTGGGACATTCAGATACGGGAAAAACTACCGCACTAGTAAAAACTGCGGTTGATGCACAAAAGAAACAAATTTTACCTGTATTCATAATTACAGAACAAAAATGGAGTTTTGACCACGCAAAACTTATGGGTTTTGAATGTGATGAGGTTGTTGATGAAGAAACGGGTGAACTTGATTGGGACGGATTCTTCATATTCAATAACAATTTCCAATACATTGAACAAATAACAGATTATATCAATGATATGTTGGATGCACAAGAAAAAGGTGAACTTGATTATAGTTTGTGTTTCTTGTGGGATTCAGTTGGTTCTGTTCCTTGTAAAATGACATATGAAGGAAAAGGTGGTAAACAACACAATGCTTCAGTTCTTGCAGATAAAATTGGCATGGGAATTAACCAAAGAATATCAGGAACAAGAAGAGCGGACTCAAAATTTGAGAACACATTAATTATTGTAAACCAACCTTGGGTTGAACTACCTGACAATCCATTTGGACAACCAAAAATTAAAGCAAAAGGTGGTGAAGCAATTTGGTTAAACTCTTCATTGGTATTTTTGTTTGGAAACCAAAAAGGTGCGGGAACAACTAAAATTACGGCAACTAAAGATAAGAGAACTGTTAAATTTGCATCACGAACAAAAGTATCTGTTATGAAAAACCACATAAATGGTTTGGGGTATGAAGACGGAAAAATAATAGTGACACCACACGGGTTTTTAGCGGGTAAAGATTCTAGTGAGGAAAAAGCATCAATTGAAAAATATAAGAAAGAATATGCCGATTATTGGAAAGAAATTATCGGTGTAGATGGTGGATTTGATTTACAAGACGAAGAAGAAGTATGAATAAGTTAAAAGTAGTAAGTTTATTTTCTGGTTACGGAACACAAGAATTGGCTCTTAAGTATATTGGGGTTGATTATGAAAATGTTGCAAACTGCGACAATTTCAAACAAGCAAATGAGTGTTATGATGTATTACACACAACAACAAATGGGAATTTAGGTGATATAACAAAGGTAAATGAAAACACATTCCCACAGTGTGATTTATTAACATATTCATTTCCATGTTTCACAAAAGATACATTAGTATTAACAGATAACGGATATAAAAAAATCATTGACGTAGTAATTGGTGATAGCGTATTAACCCATACAAACACATATAAAGAGGTTACAAATAAATTTGAACAAGGGAAAAAAGAAATATGGGAAATAAAATCAGCAATTTTTGATGAGTTGAAAACAACTGAAAATCATAGATTTTACGTTAGAACAAAACTAAATGGTAATAAAAAAAATATTACAGAACCAAATTGGAAAGAATGTAAAAATTTAACAAAAAACGATTATCTTGGAGTTGCAATAAATCAAAATAGTATTATCCCTAAATGGGACGGAATTGAATTTAATTGGGGTGACGGTAGAAAAACAAGACGTAAAAATGAGTTGTCACAACATATGGATAACGAAGATTTTTGGTGGGTAATTGGTAGATATATTGGTGATGGGTGGCAAAGACATCAAGGTGGTATAATTATCTGTTGTAGTAATAAAAATGATTCAGAATTAAATGAAATTAGTGAAAAACTAGAAAAATTACAATTTAACGCTTCTGTAGTTAGAGACGGATCAACATATAAAATACATTTACCGAAAAAAGAAATTGGATTATTTGTTTCTCAATTTGGTAAATTAGCACATGGTAAAAAATTAACTAACACTATTATTGATTTACCAACAAATTTATTGAAATCATTTATTGATGGATATTTTTCTGCCGACGGTAGTTTTTATAAAAATTCCACAAGACAAAGAATAATAAGTGTGAGTCGGGAATTGATTTATGGAATTGGACAATGTATTGCAAAATGTTATAATGTACCATATTCTATTTATAAAACTAAAAACGATAACACATACGTTATTGAAGGAAGATATGTAAACCAAAGAGACACGTATACAATAGCATTTAATCTTAAAGAAAGTAAAAATAGACAATCATTTTTTGAGAACGGGTTTATTTGGACACCAATTAAAGATGTTATCAATACCAATGAATATGATTTTGTATATGACATTGAGGTTAACGAAGATCATTCATTTACCGCTAATGGCTGTATGGTACACAACTGTCAAGACATTTCAATATCAGGAGTTCAAAAAGGAATTAAAGAAGGTACAAGAAGTGGACTACTTTATGATGTTGAAAGATTACTTTCGGTTAATCGCCCAAAGTATCTTCTAATGGAAAACGTAAAAAACTTGGTTTCAAAAAACCACATTGAAAATTTCAACAAACACATCTATTTTTTAAGAGGACTTGGTTATAGTTCTTATTGGAGAGTTCTTAATGGGGCTGACTTTGGATGTCCACAAAATAGAGAAAGAGTTTTTATGATGTCAGTATTAAATGATGAACACGAAAACGTAAAAACAAAAATGTTAAATGTTGATAATTACAAAAAGACAAGAGTTCCAATGAAACCTTTTATTGAAAATGAGTTAAATGAAAACTTGTTTATTGAATGTGATTATACACCTCACACACCAATCAAAAGTTCTATCTGTCAGTTAGTAGGAAGAAGAAATGATGTTAAATATGATCAGGCAAGAAGAATTTATTCAGTTGAAGGTTGTTCACCTTGTTTAACTACAAGCGGTTCACCACAAATAATGACTGAAAACGGAAGGGTAAGATACATAACAGGAAGAGAAGGTTATAGATTTATGGGTGTTAAAGAAGAGGATATTGACAAGTTATTATCAACTTCATTATCAAACACCGCACACGTATCATTAGCAGGAAACTCCATTTGTGTACCAGTAATGGAAGCGATATTTAGTGAATTTTTCTCTGAATACATTAAAGAAAACAAAAATATATTGTCAAACCAAGTTAAAGAGGAATTTAATGACTAAAACTCTTTTGGTAGATGGAAACAACCTATTAAAGATTGGTTTTCACGGAGTAAAAGATTTTTTTAACAAGGGAGTGCACGTAGGTGGAACGTGGCACTTCCTTAATACTTTAAGAAGATTTTTAGAAGAAACAAACTATAATAAGGTAGTGGTATTTTGGGATGGTGAAACAAGCACATCAGAAAGAAGGTTGTTATATCCAAAATACAAATTAAATCGTAAACAAAAAAACGAAGAAGATTTTAGAGAACAATCTTTTTTACAACAGAAACAAAGAGTTAAACAATATCTTGAGGAAATGTTTGTAAGACAACTGGAGATTGAAAACTCTGAAGCTGATGATTTAATAGCGTACTATTGTAAGATATCCGAAGATGAGGACAAAACTATTTTTTCATCAGATAGAGATTTAACACAACTAATATCAGACAAAGTAACAATTTATTCACCACAACAAAAAAAGTATTACAAAAATGGTGATAACATCAAAATGTATGATGTTGAAATACCACATTATAATGTAAAAACCTATAAAATATTAACGGGAGATTCATCCGATAATATTGATGGTATTTTTTATTTGGGTGAAAAAACATTCTTAAAATTATTTCCTGAGATCCTTGATAGGGAAATTAAATATACCGATATTTTAACAAGAGCTGAAGAACTTTTAACAGAACAAAAAGGAAACGTGGCTTTACAAAATTTGTTAAGTGGTAAAACAAAAGAAGGTATTTTTGGAAATGAATTTTTTATCATCAATGAAAAAATCGTGGATTTGGACAATCCACTTATTACAGACGAAGGAAAAGAATTGGTTAGAGTATATTACTCCGAATCATTAGATCCTGACGGTAGAGGACATAGAAACCTAATAAGAATGATGATGGAAGATGGTTTCTTTAAGTTCCTACCAAAAGGTGATGACGCTTGGGTTAACTTCCTCAAACCATTCTTAAAATTATCAAGAAAAGAAAAGAATAAATTTAGAAACAAAACAAAAAAGTAAAAACGATGAGAGAACAAGAAACAGTAAAGGTTGAATTTTTGTTAACGTGTAATGACAACATTGTGGTACAAAGGTTTTTCAATGTGAGAGGGTTCAACAAAAACGCACAAAAATCGGTGGAGCTTCACGACTACATCAAAGGTTTTTGTCAAGAGTTACAATATGACTTAAAGATGAGGTCTGTTGTATATATGTTGGACAATCAGTATGAAATTACCGAAAATCCAGAGGTACTTAACACGTCAATTACAGACGGAGATGAAAAATTTAACCTCTTTATTAAGGTGGATAATATGACAATTTGTCATAGAGTGTTTGATGCCAAACCATACCCACCAAAGGTAAGATACACCGTAGACCTACGCCCAAAGCTGAAAGGGGTATTATCCGAACTAACTGACATTTTTTCAGGTAAAAAATTTAATTATTTTAATCCTCAATTTAATTAAAATTAGTAGTATTTATCATTACTAACAGGAGTAAAAAAGTATGGCGACTAATAAAAATTTTGAGTATCTCGGTAATAATTTTCAAATTCAATTACTTAACCAAATTATCTTAGACAAGGATTTCTCACATTCAATCATTGAAGTTATTGAGAACAATTATTTTGAAAACAAGTATTTCAAAATTATTATTCAAATGATTAAGGAGTATCATAAAAAGTATGATGCCACCCCAACATTTGATACCCTTGAACAAGTTGCCAAATCCGAATTACAACAAGAAACCGCAATCAAAGTTGTTCTTGATACAATTAAGAAAATCAAGGATATAACTATTGAGGGGGCGGATTTCGTCCAAGAAAAAGCACTTAAGTTCTGTAAACAACAAGAGTTACAGAAAGTGATGAAAAAGGCTCAAAAAATTATTGATGGTGGAGAGTTTGAGAACTACGACACATTAGAAGAATTGGTGAGAGAAGCCTTATTGGTTGGTTCAAAAGACACAAGTACAATGGATGTCTTTTCAAACTTAGACCAAGTGCTTGAAGATGACTACCGTCATCCAATACCAATGGGAATACCAGGTATTGACAGGTTGTTAAAAGGAGGGTTAGCAAAAGGTGAGATAGGAGTAATCCTTGCCCCAACAGGAGTAGGTAAGTCAACCATTCTTACAAAGATTTCAAACCACGCATTCAATCTTGGTTTTAACGTCCTACAAGTATTTTTTGAGGACAACCCAAAAGTGATACAAAGGAAACATTTTACCCTTTGGACAAAGATTCACCCTGACGAATTGTCAGAGAAAAAAGAAGAGGTGATGAATAAAGTAAAAGAGATTGAGAACACAATGCCAAATCACTTAATATTAAAAAAAGAACCATCTGACACTAAAACTATGATGCAAATCAAAAACGAAATCAGAAAAATGGTTGCAGATGGAATAAAAATAGATATGATTGTTTTGGATTACATTGACTGCGTAGTTCCTGATAAAAATTTAGGTGATGAATGGAAGAGTGAAGGTTCTGTAATGAGAGCTTTTGAAGCAATGTGTCACGAAATGAACATCGTTGGTTGGACGGCAACACAAGGAAATCGTTCATCAATTTCATCAGAAGTTGTAACAACCGATCAAATGGGTGGTTCTATTAAGAAAGCACAAGTTGGACACGTAATCATTTCAGTTGCAAAAACATTACAACAAAAAGAAATGAAATTGGCGACTATAGCCATCACAAAATCAAGGATAGGTGATGATGGTGTCGTCTTTGAAAATTGTAAGTTTGACAACGCAATGATAGACATTGATACAGAATCAACCACAACATTCTTAGGTTTGGAAGAACAAAAAGAAGAAAGACAAAGACAAAGAGTTAAGGAATTGTTGAAAAAACGTCAAGAGAGAGAACAAGAACAATCAAAATAGTAGGAAAATTAAAATAAAATAATTAAATTTGTAAATATGGATATTTCACAAAAAATATTGAGTGATATTACGGTGTATATGAAATACGCCAAATTTGTCCCTGAATTAAATAGAAGGGAAACTTGGGAAGAATTGGTGACAAGAAACAAAGAAATGCACCAAAGAAAATACCCAAACATTAAAAATGAAATTGAGGAGGTTTATAAGATGGTATATGATAAGAAAATCTTACCATCAATGAGATCCCTACAGTTTGGTGGAAAACCAATTGAAATTTCACCAAACAGAGTATATAATTGTGCATAT